CACCGATATTGATGTCATCGGTGCTAGTAATAGTAATATCCCCGGACCCCGACTGAAGCGTAGTGGCCGAAGTAGTATTCGTTGAACCTACCACTACGGTCTGCACACCCCCGCCGTTAGCAACATTCACAGTATGAGCGCCGGTTCCAGTTCCAAGGTCCAACTGCATACCAGCAGAGGACTCGCCAACCTTCACAGTCCCTGTCTGTGCAGCGTCACCAACCGTTATAGTTGTTGCCGCAACGCCGTCAATGGTAATGTTTCCAGTTCCAGCTTTAAGTGCGAGCGAACTGGCGAGGGTTTCATTGCCGATGGTAATATCCTGAGCCACGGCGTTTGTGCCGACGTTAATATCGTCGGTACTGGTGATAGTCACGTCGCCGGTCCCCGACTGAAGTGTGGTCGCAGATGTAGTATTCGTGGAACCTACCACTACGGTCTGAACACCACCGCCGTTAGCTACATTCACAGTATGAGCGCCGGTTCCCGTGCCGAGGTCCAGCTGCATAGACGCCGATGATTCGCCAACCTTCACAGTGCCGGTCTGTGCAGCGTCACCGATTGTGATAGTTGTTGCCGCAACGCCGTCCATCGTGATATTGCCGGTTCCAGCAAACAAGTTCAGTGAACTTGCCCCGGTCTCGTTTCCGATGTCAATATCCTGAGCAACGGCGTTCGTGCCGATGTTGATGTCGTCCGTGCTCGTGATGGACAGATCGCCGGTCCCCGACTTAATCGTAGTTGTGCTAGTGGTGTTGTCAGAACCCAGCGCGACCGTTTTCACGCCCGCGCCGTTGCCGATTGCTATTGACTGAGCGCCGGTGCCGCCAACCGTTACAGTGCCGGTCGAAGATCCGGTTGCGATATTCACGGCATAGTTGGAAGCCACGTTCAGGTCAACAGTCGCGCCGGTAATCGCCAAGCCCAAACTGCCGGTGATTAAACTGCCGGAGTTCAGGCCATAATCCCAACCAGTCCCGACTTTCAGCGCCGTCTCGGTACAGTGAGCGTCACCCGTTATATTGGCAACGTCCATCACCTGCACGGTGTTAGTCGACCCGGTATGATCGGCGTTCGTGAGATTCACGTCAAAGAACGTGAAGTCGTCACTCCCGTCCATAATGCCGAGCGTATCAGTGTAGTCGAACACGTTGAAGCTGCCACCTGCCGGGTTCTTACCGATAAGGTATAGCCTCCCGCTAACGTCGACCTGGAAGTTAGTCGTCCTTCTGGTAGGGCCGATTTTCAGCCCCTTCCCTGTTAGATAACCGGCCTGCCCCCACGCGCTGCCAATCGTTACTATGGCAAGCGCGAGAACAAGGCAGACCGTAAGAACTGTCCGTCTCATGTTATTCGGTTCCCCCTTCATTCCGCTTCTCGCGGATCGCTGCTATCAGTGCCGCCTTAGACACGCCTACCTTCCACCCGATGTCGAGCGTGGCGGCGATGTCCTTGACCTGTGTGAACGAAAACTCCTCAAGTGGCTTTGGTGCGGTCGCCTTGACCTCTGCTACTTCCGCCTCAGCCTCTACAGCTTCCGGTTCAGCCTCAGCTACTTCTGGTTCAGCCTCAACCTCTACAGCTTCAGGTTCAACTGCTTCAGGCTCAACCGGTGCCGCCTCAGCCTCATTCGAGCGCAGGACGGTATGGGCGAATCCTCGATTGTCGGCTATCTTGCGAAGCCAACTCTTACAGCGGTTTCTAGCCCGAAGCCAGACGCCGTAGCCGGTCTGGAAAGTAGAGCCCGGCTCCATTTTCACGCGGCCACCTGGTATCTGGAGGTCTTTCAGCCACATAGCTCGGTCGGAGAAGTTTTCGAGTGTTACGGATTGGATAAGCATATTTGCTTCCTTTCAAAAATGTTGAGGGAGCGAGTTGCCCCACTCCCCCAACATCAGACAAGGCGCTAGATGATCGCCAAGTCGTTCAACCTCCAGTGCCAGTCGCAGCGCTCGGAGACGAGTTCATACCACCACTCGTAACCGGCCTCGACCGTCGTTGCCCTGGTGTATCGAGTCGGTCCCCAAATGGGTCCGAAGTCTCTGCGGAAGTCCGCGTTGCCCTTCGGAGCCCACTTGACCACGCTGGTATCGATGCCTTCGATAACGTAGCGCGGGCAGAACCGGTCAATGGCGAACGGGATAACCTCGCCCTCGATCTCCATGAAGCTCTTAGGCAAGAGGTCTCCCACTACAGCCTGGTTGTTCTTGTCGGTGTTGCTGATGACCACGTTGATGGAGTTGTATGACATGCTGAGTCGTCTCATGCACCGAGCCATCTGCGGATGACAGCGAATAAGACGCGTCTTGCCGCCCTTGTTTACAACTTCCTCCATCGCGTCACCAACAATGGACAAGTCCCAGTTCTCGCTCGGAGTATGGTCGGCATCGGAACTGAAGTCGCCCGCGTGCCATATATCCGAACAGAGCGAAGGATAGCTCGTCCTTGCAAGCCCCTGGAATGTAGCAGTCGTGAACGGAGATACTAGGTCATCGTCATAGGTGCCGGTGTTGTTGTTGGCTATGATGCCAAGCATACCCATCGGCAATTCCTGCGTGGTCAGGGCAGCCCGTGCGCTTGCCAGGAATACCCAGTCGTTGTCTGAGAGCGCATTGGTAGCCGCAGCAAGGTCGCTCGCGCACGTAACAGTCAATGTGCCGCTTGTCGCAGCCCAGGCTGTACTAGAACGCCTGCCCGGAGACACGGCTATAACCTTGAACTGTGTCGTTCCGGCGCTGTCGGCCACAAGTCCGCTATTACCGGCATCCCAGAAAGACACCATCATGTCCTTCCTGATATTGGAGGTGTTCTCGGCCCCGGTGTCCCAGTACTCATTGTCACAGGTTATGATCTGTCCGCCTGTTGGAGTGTTATAAGACCCAATGGACACCACTCTTGCCAGCGCCCCAGTGCCGTTGCCGTGTGCGGCTACGTTCTGCGACACCTTGAACCCGTTGATCATGTCGTCAAGCGTCCTGCGAGCAAGCGGACCCCAAGAGGCGTCACCACCAGTCAGCAGTTTGAATGTCTTTTCAGTCAACCCGCAGGTGGCAAGTATTCGCGGGATTCCGATAGTCTGCCGTACATACTCAGCAGCCTGAGCAGTGGGGAGATTCCCGCCATCGGTAACGCCTTGAGCGTTCCATCCGCTTTTGGTCTGAATGAGAACTTCTACGTTCCCATTGTTGTCAAAACTCGCTCTGTCTACTTGCTTTTGCAGAGCGTCGAGAAGTGGTACATCCGGGATGTTTTCAGGAGTGATAATCCCGGAATACATCTCCTTGGTAAAGGTGTCTAGTAAACTAGACCATGTTGCTTCAGCCAATTATTTTCCCTTCTTTCTCCCGGCCCTATGCCGGTAAGAGGGATACTTGAGTCCTTTTAAGCGCCAAGACCTGCCATCAGCCGCTCAGCGGTTTGGCGAGCCATTTTGTCTCGTTCCGCTGACGTAGTTGGCATTTTGGCTTGAGGTGATCCAGGTGTCCCTCCCGGCTTGACCGGGTTTTCTTTGCGGTATTGTTCGTTCTTCTCGAACTGGACCTTGCCGTAGTGCCCGCGCAATTCGAGCTCATCGGCAAAAGCCCTGGAGACGGCTTCCTGCACCAGTTCAGGGAGTTTGTCGAGAGTGAAAGTATCACTCTCCACGCTCTCCTTGACCAATTCGGTAAGCGTCTCATGCGTGTTGGATGAGAGGTTCTTGTCCAGTAGCGCGGCTTGCCTGTCGGTTACGTCTGGAAAAACAGTCTTCCGTAGTTCCACGACAGCCGCGCCGATGGTCTGATCGATGCCTGCCCTTGCATCGTCCTCCTTCTTCTGGTAGTCAGCATCGGCAGCCTTTGCCTCACGCTCGGTTTCAGTGGCCTCTCTCCGCTCTAGCGCCGCCTCTAGCTTCGAGAGCCTAGAGGTGCTGTCTGCTAGCGCGTTAGTCTGCTCGACATGCGCCTTGGCGTGCTCCTCGGTGACCCACATGCCGTGGACGATATATTCCTTATCGCCATCGTCGTCCTCCCTGGACTTCAAGTCGCCCAGGGTAATGGGTTTGGAGGTGTCGCTGCTGCGGTCAGATTTGGCAGCCTTAGGCTCGTCCGGGGTAGATTTCTCTGACCCCTTCCCAACCTTCAGGTCTGCATTTTCTTTCTGCAAACGCTCTAGAGCGCGCGCCATTCGCGCTATCTGCTTCTTGCTCTCGTCGGGCAGCTTTACGTCGGGCTTCTCTGGCGTTTCGGTAGTCTCCGCTGCCTCAACTTCAGGCTGGGTAGTCTCCGTCGCCGTCTGCCCTTCTGTGGCAGTTACCTCCGGGGCTTCAGTAGTGCTTGTTGCCTCCGGTACTGCCGTGGTCTCTGTGGCATCCATGTGGATTCCCTTTACGCCCGCTTGGTAGCGGGGATGGCCTGTAACGCAGTGCCTTGCGAAGTTTGCTCGTAACGTGAGCCGCCGTTTATCCCGGCCTAAACCGGGAAAGCAAAATGACCGGTAGACGACAAAAAACCCACTCCCCCTTGCGCAAGGAAGTGGGTTCGTTAGTTCGCCAGATAAGGGATGGCCGTCCCCTAACCGGTCATAGTGAAAACTTATGTTGCAAGATTTATGACTTCACATCTCTCCCTGCAAGCAACTCGTTCAGTTTTGCCTTTTGCCACTGGTGCTCTGCATCCCATAGGGCGGCGTGTATCCGTGTCCACTCGTTAGCAGTCATCTCTTTAGCGCAACGCCGGTCTCTATGTCCCGTGCTCGCCTGTCCATTCAGAACGGCTGTCCAACACTGTTCCCATTCGCTATTGTCAAGCGCCCTCGTTTCAAATGCGTGCCGTCCGTCAAACGCGCTATGAGTGCGACACGCGGAAGCGAAGTCTCGAAGCAGTCTATCCCTTGTCTGCACCTGATTGGCTGGAACTGCCCGAAGCGCATACATAGCCGCATAAATACCGTAAGTGTTCGGGTTATCATTGTGCAGAATATCAACAATCAGTATCGGCGCGTCAACATCATCTTGGCGCGGCCATATCTCATAACCAGGCAAACCGCGTTTATATCTGGCGGTCTTGTCGTTATCAAGCAATCGCTGTGTTGTGTAGAGTTCCTTACGCTCCAATCGCCGCCTCCTGCGGTATTTCTTCCGTTCCAGGCTGCCCCTCGCCTTCCGATGTCTCGGTCATGGCCTGTAGCTGGACCATCATAGCCGCTATCCTGGCCTGTTCAGCGATCACAGCGCCCTTCGCCCTGGTAGCGTTAATCTGTCCGACTATCTCCCGCAGTTCCTCGATGGTCATTGGCGCGATTATCTGGTCCACTTCTGTCTGCACGTCCGGTATGCCGGAGTTCAGGAGCGCGGTTATCTTGGCAAGCATGTCCTCCGGCCCCGCATACGGCCCGTAAAGCCCAGCGGCAACAGCCTCCTGCCGTATCTTGAGCTTCACCGTCTCCGTCACAAGCGGAACGGGCTTCGGCCTTACATCCTGCGTGTTCCCAAGGTCGCTTCCGAAGAACGCCGGGGTCTGAACGCTGTAGTTCTCGCCTACCACACGGATCATGCGCGGCATGTCGTAGTGCTTCTGCATGATCATAATCTTGTGTCTGCAAATATCGCTGTCGGTATGGTCAAACCCTGACCTGAAGATAGTCAAGTTCTTCATGTCAGACTCGACAAGCCGCATTATCTCGGTTGCCGTTGTGTTCCTGTCAAGCCCCGCCCCGCTCGTAGGCTCATGGACACCGGCAATCTCGCGCATATCGTTCCATAGCTGCACGATGAGCTTTTCGGCCTCACCCGCGCTCAGTTCGTAGTGCATGAAGTCCCATTTTGCTATGCCCGTAGGCACTCGGATGACCTTCTGGCTGGTCTTGCGGTTATCCTCATCAAGCGCATACTCCTGCGTTACAGTGCCGGGGCCGGAAACGACTATATCGCCTCTAAGCTGCCTGTTTTTTAGCTCAATAAGCTGAGACAGGATGATGTTGATCTGCTTCTGAAGATCGCGCAAGGGGCTTATGAACGGAAGCGGATATACCCTGCCGACTATAGGGAACCACTGCTTGCGTGCCCAAGTAAACTCTCCGTCAGGCAAGTTGCCGTCATAGAGCAGCTTCCCGTTCGACCATATCACGAGTTTGCCTTGATCGTTCCCCTTGGATGGGTCAGGCCGCATGTTCAGTCGCTTCAGTATGGCCGCATGTTCGCGCACCGCCGGTTGAGAGTCCCGATGCTCCACGATATTGACAAGCAGCTTGTCAAGCCTGCCTGTCACATCAGCGCATGACTCCGGCTCAACGTCATGGCCGGGGAAAAGATCGTTTATCTCGTCCACGTCACGCACATCCGACTCGATCAGCCAGGGAATCAGCCCTTGAGAGTCATACCAGGGCGCGACGTGATAGCGAAACGGATTGACCACCTCCGTCGTAACGTCGCCTAAACCGGGAACAATCTCACCGCGCCAATCCCTACCAGCCGCGTCCGGGTCATAATAGGTATGACGCATACAGGAACCGGCCACAAGCGCCCACCCTACCTCAAGAAGCTGCTTCTCGTGCTCCCTGTCCTCCCAGTACCGCCCCTGTATCGCCGTAGTAGCTAGTTCAGCCGCATCCACGTCTGACTTATCGCTAGTTGAGGGTGTAGCTATCTGCACGGCTGGCGATTCGGTGATGGACGACTGTACTTGACGGGCTAGAGGAAGAATACGGTTGGAGACGAGCCAAACCTTGCCTGTCTCCGGTGGGCGCAACGCGCGTCTTGTCAAGCGCAGGTAGTCGTCGCGCACTGCCTCGGCGCACTGCTGGTTCCCGGAGAGATACATGGCGTTATTCATCCAGTCATCCTCAAAGAACCGGCGGGTGCTATCGGCGACATTGTATAGCCGCTGGCACGATTCGACCCGCGCCTTCTGCGCGTCGCTGCCCTCAACATTGTCTTGGAAAAAAGGTATTTTCATAGTGTTTGTCCAAAATGGAACTGCCCGGTAGACGACAAAAAACCCGGACTCCTCTTGCGCAAGGAATCCGGGCTTGGATGTGGTCCGTCAGCGGATAGCTAGTCCGCCAGAACCGGGCAAATATGAAGTTGTGGTCAGGTTAGGGTGCTAGTTACCCTCCGCTCGCTGCCAGAGGACGTAATCCTTGGCATCAACGCCGATTGTGCAACCCCTACAGTCTAACCGAGAAGTGGTAATCTTATTGTTCTCGTCGGCGATAGCAATAAGACGCTTGAAGTCAATCCCGTCTGCATCAGTGTAGGCTAGAATGTCCCCAGCCTTCAGCCTGTTATCGTTCCGGTCTTTGGCGACGGGTTCCGGCTTCTCTGCCTTTTCGTCGGCGGTTTTGCCGTCTGTCGCCACCGGTTCAGCAATCTCTAGCTCTCGCTCCGGTAGCTTCACATAGATCGGCGGAGCATAGCCAGTAATAACTACTGCATCGCCATCCTCAACATTGTCGTGTCGTATCTCCTGTAACACGTGTAGCTGGATTTTACCTTCACTGGAGTCGGCAGGCTTGGCCTCAGCCTTCGCCTTATCCTTAGCGGCGAATAACGCCTCTAGCGTAGGCGAGATAATTCCGACATGCCCTTGCCTCACAGCCTCAGTCGCTTCGGGTATGGCTTCCTTTGCGCGTAAGCCTTCCAGGTCATTCACTCGCTTCTGGAGTTCCTTGACCTGCTCGACGTCATGCTTTAGGCACCACGAAAAAAGGACATTAACCTGATCCTCCAGCTCCTCAATCCTCTTTTCCAGTGAATCGAACTTTGACATTAAACTACCCCTCCTTTGCTTTCCTGTTGCGATTTATACTTCCTATCGTCCTTGATACTGCGGATTAGTTGCAGCAGGTTAAGAATGCACATGGTCCAAATGCAGATACACAGGAACGCATCCCAGAACATTACGCACTCTCCTCCTTCGCCTCTTTCAGATAAGCCTCTCTGTCCTCCGGTATCGGGCAACTCTCCTGCTCTGCCGCGAACTTGCCGAAGTCGGGATCGCTCCCCTGGTATGCTTCACACGGGAACGCCATATCTCTCGCCGCTGCACATTCTGAACACTTTACTTTTGCTTCCATAGCAAACTCCTCCTTAATTGGCGTGTAATTAATATCAATCTCGCTCCATTTCCAGCACCGCTTTTGGCCATATTTCTCTGCCAGTTGGCCTGAATGGAAAACGATAAAGTCGCCTGGGTAAACATGGTCGTAATCCTCAAACATCTCTCCGCTATCTAGCCGATGTGAATGCCGAAGAATCCCTATAATATCATCAATATCCTCTGGATCGTACCGCTCGACTCCTAGATCGTGCGGCCCCTTGTCAAAACCGTTCCACTGCACGGCCTCAATCTCAGCGTACCTGTGTCTATAGCGCATTAATTTCTCCCTCCGAACGGTGTCTCAGTAAAATCAGCGCCCTTGTCGGAACGCCTCTGATAAGTCTTGACGGCCTTGCTCCTGCGCCGCTCCTCCGGTGGTATGTCGAACGTCGGTTCGTGCTTAAACCGCGCTTTACGGCTGTCCGGGGACTCCTTGCGGCGGAACGTCTTACCCATGAGCCGCACTCCGTACCGGCTCTGTGTAGTGGATAGTGCCGCACTTGGGACACTGGCCGATTATCACGCGGTTGGCTATGTCGGCGGAACGTAACCCAAACGGCTTATCGCAACACCGGGCAACAGAGCTTATCGGCTCGAAGCTACCATGCGCCTTATACCGGCTGTCCAGCGGCCTCTCCAGCCCAAACTGCACCGCATACTGCACCGCCCAATCTGGTACTATCTGGAGTCTAAGGTCGATTTCTATCCTCCCAATATCGAATCAGCATCCGCCTGAGCCTGCACTAATGCGCGAGGGTCGAGCTCCTGTTCAGCCGCCGCATAGCCGCCGAAGGAACTCTCTAGACCGTGCTCGTCATCCTCATGCGCCTGCCCCTGCTGCGAAGGCGTGTCGTTTGTTAAAAGCTCCTGGTGTACGGCATAGTCGTGTAAAGTGCCCGCCTGAAGTCTGTTATAGACCTGAAACCGCTCTCTAGCCCCGTATATGAGCACGGCGGCCAGTATCGCCAGAGTCACGAGCAGAAGGATCAGGAGTATCAGGCAAGCTGCTATGAGAAGGGTTGGAGTGTCAAGCAAACTCATACTACTGCCTCCCAATCCAGCACATTAACCGGCTCGTCAGCAATCCACATGGTTACAGACTCTCCTGCCTCTGCGAAATGCCTCAAGGCATCAATCAGGTTATGTGGACCAACCATCAACTTGTCTGGGTCCATCGGCGTCCACTCGGTATAACCGTCTCCAAGATCGACGCTCAGATCTCCCGTGAAGCGACTGTCAGCTATTGCGACCGTAACAGGTCCGCTGAAGTCAGCATCGTAAATCTCGCCTACAGCGTCGCGGCCAGCAATCAGGATAGCGCCTGAGGGATCGTCGCTGCACCTGCACTCGTCGCCTAACTCGACCTTGCCTTCAAACTTGAGAATCATGTCCGAGTCCTCCCGATCCTGCACATAATCACTACAAGCCACGTCGAAAGCGCGGCTGCCAAGAGTATCCGCGTGAAGTCGGTCATCAGCCTCTCCTTAACGCTTCCAGCAGCAACCTTGCACGACGGACCGGACAGCTATTGACGTGCTTAACGTCCCTATCGTCGTCCTCATGCACAAACTTGCCCTGCTCGTCTAACTCAGCGGAACAGTAACAGCAATAAACATTGCCGTCTCCAAACCTACGCAAGTAGTCGAGCTTCTCGGGGTCCGAAAGCTCCCTCAGCAATTCCAGAGCCGACGGCGGGTGCGCTAAGATCAAGCAGTTATGTAAGCCCTGCACTAAAGCACTCGCCTTGTCTATCAGTTCCGGTAGCTTCATAATCTCCCCGCTGCCTCCCGTCTGAAATACCCCTCAATCGCGCGACGTTGACCAAGAACCGGCGTCTCGGTCATAACGGCTACAATATGAGCCGCGTCGCTGTCCAGATAATCCTGAGCCAGTTGGTAACGCTCGGACAATGGCTTGTTCTTGCGTGTCAAATCGCGTGTAACGAACAACTCCATTTGGTCAGACAAGGCCAGCCAGCCAACCTCATTGACCAGGTTGCCTACAGGAAGCGCAACCGGTGAAACCCGCCTGCCGCAGCAAGTACCGCTCGCCTCGGTGTAGAGATTGCCGCATAACTGACAATAACCGTTAGCCCCTAGCTCGACTAGCTCTGTAACACTGTGCTCGTCTGAAGGAATGTGGGACTTGTGGCCCATTAAACTCTCTGCCCTATCTTCCTTCCGAACAGCCGCCTCTGTTGCCGGGGAATCTTGACGCCTCTAGACTGCTGCACCCTGCTCGCTATATCGCCAAGCTCCATAAGCAAAGCCGGGAAGTGCTTGTAAACCTCGGTCCGGTTGACAGTCTGCCAGTGAAAGAACCGCCGCCTCGACTGAATGAGCGCCCGGAAGCCTTGGCGCGACTCAGTTATGACTATCCGCGTCCGACCGAATCGCTGCCGCTTAGGTCGTGCAAGTGCAAGCCTCAGCCTATGCCTCAGCGGTATGTCGCGCGGTATCCGGCGGAAGCGACTGATAATGCCTGCGCCGGGTAGTCTGTTAGCAAAGCTACTCATAGTACCGCCATACGCCCTTGATCTGTGTCAGTACCTTGATTTCGTTCAGGCTGAACGCCACAATGCCGTCCGTTGAGTCATACCCCTCCACTTTTGCCATTTTGGACACGGCCTCTTCGCGGGTATCCGCCGAGACCATTCCGACATTGTTGAGTTCTGCCATTCCATTCTTGGGATCAACAATAACAAGATATATCCTCAATAATATTCATCCTCACTCTGCTTAGGCGTGTACCGGTCCAGCCAACGCCTCAAGCCCTCGTCTGTGCGGTCGTCGACTGCTATAGGGACCGGGCGAGGCGGAGGCTGCGGCCTGCTCATAAGGCCATACCTGATTTGTTCCGGCATGTGCGTCAATTCGTGCGGTTCGTCTGATACGTCCTCCGGGTTTCGCTCATCCTTCGTGACACTGGCAAGCGTCCGTATAGCGTTCCGGCAGGTATCGAAAATCTGGAAGTCGGCTGTGCGCTTGAATCCACCACCGTCGTCGGTCGGAATCTCGTAAACGTGCAGGTATTCCCGCAGGTGCCTCCAGCCTTGTATTCGCCGGTTATCAGCCTTCTGGACATTGCCAAGACCTGCGTTGATCATTGTCTCGACCTCCGGGATACCTGTGTCACGGTTGCGATTCCAGAGATCGGGAGAGCAGACGGTATAACCTATGACTTCGCCTGCCAATGTCGCCTTGATTATCGTCTTGGCTGCCTGCGTGAGTGTCAGACCCGGCTCATATACTTCGCGGTAGAGGTAAACCTTTGCCTCATGGTCAATCGCGTACCAACCTGCGGCCAACATGTCGAAGCCGTAGTCGAATGATATGAACCGCCGCCAGTCGTCCGGTATTCTGAACGGCTCAACTACGTGTATATCGCGCCTGAACTCCTCGTAATAGACGCCTCCGGGCAATCCATACTCGCCCAGGCCAACCACCTTGAAGCGTTCAGGGTTGCTAAACTCAAGGTCGGCAATCTTACGCCTGTCTGCTTCATCCAGCCACTCGTTACAAAGGTAAGTCGTGGTAAGCGTGTAAGCGTCGGGATTGTCAACGTCGAAGAATCTCGGCTTGGTCCAGTGCGAATCAATCCAGGGATTGAAGGTCAGCGTGAGTTGCTTCCAGAGTCCTTCCGGCATTTCACCGCGTATCGTCTCATCTAAGGTGTCGAAGTCCTGCTCGTTCGCAATCTCATACGCCTCTTCAAGCCAGACCCAGCAGAGAACTCCGACCGCAACCGTGATCGACGTGAGCTTTAGCGGATCATCAAATCCCCGAAACAAAATCTTCTGGCCGGTCGGCTTATACTCGCACTCCAGCGGACTCAGGCGGAAGTCCCACAGGTGATAGACGCCTAACCGCTGCGCCGACCACTTCAACTCCGCGAAAGTCGAATCCTTGTGAGTGTTGTACGTGTTTCGCACAACAAGGGCGTTCGCCTGCGGATACTTCATCAGATTGTAAATGTACCAAAGAGCCGTAGTTCGAGACTTCTTCGAGCCTCGACCGCCCTTGACTACCCTATAACGGTGTTGCGACCGCCAGAAGGAGCCATACCCCTTGCCGATAACGTCCGGCAGGTGTATATGCTTACTCTCCTTCATCCTTCAGGTTCTCTTCGCCGCCGAAAACGATTGCGACCGAGCCGTCGTGCTTCACCTTGTCAGTGAACATTTGCTTGTGCTTGCCTAACAACTCTAAGGCTCGATTGGCCCCGGTGGAGTCGAACATCCAGACATGATTACCGTTCTCGTCAACGGCTTGGACCATTTTCTTCTCTTCCCGGTCCCAAACCATGACGGGCTTTCGCTGCATACAACGCTCCGCAACTTCGACCAATCCAGTGAGCACATAATCGGCAGTAATCTCCGTGCGTTTCTCCTGCTCTGCGATTCCTTCGGCTATCACGCGGGAGACGTTAACGTCAGCCAACAAGCGACTTCCAGCAGCTTTGGCCACATTATCATCTTTGACCGCATACCCTGCCCTCTGGTAAGCAGCAGACGCATTAAGGTCAATCAAGTACTCTTCAACGAATCTCGCCCGTTTTGGTGTTAGTTCGCCCTTGTCTGCCATTATCTTGCCTCTAAATCGCCTCAGAATCGTTATCCTGAGCGGTTTGGGTCGGTTGCCGTGTGATTACACCTTGGAATAAACCCTATCGAGCCGCTCGATTGCGTCAGCCAGATTTGCCTCTACAGTTTCCAAGACGTTAAGGATATTACCATTCACGCACTCGTTCGCCTTTGCATGCGGCGAAGGGCCGATCAGTACCGCCTGTAGTTGTAATGTCCGCTCAACTAAAAGGCTAGACCGATCCATCAAGCGCTCAGCAACATTTCCTATAGTTGCTTCCGGTGCTTGCGGCATACCTGGATTCGGTTCACCCATCCATTTAATCGGTACGTGTGTTTTCGTCTCGTTCAAGGGTTGCATTTCCGGTGTTCCGTCTGACATTATCTCCTCCCGTGATTGGAAATCGTCTCGTCTTGCCGTCGT